GGGTGCACGCCGTGCACGTCACCAGCGCGCGGTCGAAGGCGTAGGACCGGCCGTCGTCGAGACGGTAGACGCCATCGGGCAGACCGCGATGAGCGTCCCTGCCCCACGCCGGCGTTCCCCAGTGCTGGTCGCAGGCGATCCGGATGTCCGGCTGGCCGCCGTCGTCGCACAGGTGAACGGGCGCGCTCACCGGCCACCTCCAGTCGCGCCGCGCGAGGTGGTCAGGCCGAGGTCAGCGCAGGCGGCGCCCGTGGCGCGAGTCGCGTGAACTGCATCAAGCGCCGCAGTGAGGTCGCCCTTGGCTCGCGGGCGCCGCTGGTTGTCGTTCGAAGCGAACGCGTGAACGCCGGCGTCGGTGACCAGGCACAGCGCTATGTGCTTCGCGTTGTACGGCCAGCGAGCCAGGCCGCAGTCGCAGACGATGTGGAGGATCGTCCGGCTCGCCTTCGTATGCCCGACCTCCATGGGCAGAGAGCCTGGCTGCACGACGATGTCCGTCGCGCCGTCGCTGCTGCGCTGGCGAAACCGGAGCGGCTCGGTCCACTCGAATTGCCCGTCGTCGCAGTACCCGAAGCCGCCAGTGGGCGCGAATGTGGCGCGGAAGCCGACAGGGAGGCGCGCGAGCCTGGCGTTGTTCTCCTCGACGAACCGGTCCCACGTCGGGGCCACACCAACGGTGACGTGCGCAAACGAGACGAACCCGTCGAGCCACCACGAGAGCAGCGTGTGCAACGCGTAGGCGTCGTAGAAGCTCCATGCGGCGTGGCTCTGCGTGAGGAAGTCGGCCACCCACGTCTGCCCCGCTTCGCTGTAGAAGAGCCCGAGGCAGTGCTCGACCTCCTCGGGGTCCATCCCGTGGGCGCGGTCACGCCAGTAGGCGTCCTGGAGGTCGCGCTCGTGAACGGTGAGGCTCATCGGATCACTCCTTGCTTCTTCAGCGCGCAACGGATCTCTCCCACCTGCTCGCGCGTGTAGGCGCGCACGTTCCCCGTCCCGTGTCGCATCGCGGCAGGCCACAGCACGCCGTCGTAGCGGCGCACCGTGGTCGCGCCCACGCCGAGCTCGCGCGCGACGTCGGCCGCGGTGAGCAGCCCCGCCGCATGGACCTCCGCGATCTGGCGGTGCAGACCCATCAGGCGGCTCGGGCTGGGGTAATGGTGCCCGTGGATGTAGCGCGGGATACCCATGCTGTGGTGACGCGGCAGGACGACGACGGCCCCGCCGCAGCCGCACGCGCAGCGCGGGGCCTTCTCCGTCTCGGCAGTGACCCACATCGCAATCGGGTCAGGCTCCGGCTCGATCCGGAGTTTGCCAGACAACCTAACTGCGTGGGTCAGAGGGCTCGGGCTTTCCGCAGCTTGTTCCCTCAGGCCCACGGTGAACGTGTGCGGAGCTACCGGCAGCGCGATCGAGACCGTGAAGTCGGTGTGCGAGATCGCAGACACCTGGAAGTCGTGGTCGCGGCGGAAGTCTTGCAGAAGCGGCTTCTGCTGCTCCGGGTGCTCGTCGAGCCGCCTCCGGAGTGCGGCGAGGAGCTGGCGCACCTGCTCCACGGTGGGGCGCTTCGGCGCCGGTGCCGCCTTGGCCTTCAGCTCTGCGAGGCCGACGGCGACAGCCTCAAGCTCGGCCTTCAGCTCGCGGATGCGGTCCGCGAACGTCACCTCGAGCGACGGGTCCGACGACTCCTCGAACCTCGCGTAGTACTTCCCGAGGCGGCTGTTGATGTCGTCGCGACGCTTCGTCAGGGCAGCGACCTGACGCTCCGACGCGGGGCGCTGCTTCTCCAGCTTCTGCTCCAGCCGCTCGAGGTGCGCCATGACGAGTTCGGGCGACAGCAGGATCCGATACAGCCATCCCCAGACCTCGCGCTGGAGGCCGAGCGCGTCGACGAGCGGGAACGAGCACAGCTCGGGGCCTCCGGAGTGCCGACGCGAGCAGATGTAATACCGGCGCGCCGAGTGCGGGCTCGCCTTACCGACCAGCCTGCAGCCGCAGCTCGGGCAGCGAAGCAGACCGGTCAGCGTGAACTCGCTAGCCTTCGGGCCCGGCTTCGCGCGCTTGACCGTGTTCTCGGTCGTCTTGATCGCCTGGGCCTGGCGCCAGAGCTCGGGCGAGATGATCGGCGGGTGCTCGCCTGGGAACAGCGTCTGCGCATGACGAGGGCGACGCGACGGCGCGCGCTGCTCGTACGCCTGCTCGTCGAACGTCGTGAAGCCAGCGTACGCCGGGTTGTTGATCGTCTTGCGCACGGCGTTCGCGAGCCACGCGCACCCGTTGCGGGTCTTGTAGCCGCGCGCGTGAAGCTGCCGGGTGATGCGCTTGCATCCGTAGCGGTACTGCGACGAGGTGTAGAGCTCGAACATGAACCGGACGACCTCGGCCTCACGCTCGTCGATGAACCACCGCTTGCCGACGGGGATCTCCGTGCACGCCTGCCGGTACGCCTCGTCCTTGCTCATCCCCCCGGCCATGAGCTCGCGCATCCGACGCGACTGCGACGTGTAGCCGAACGGCGGCGGGCCCCCGCCGACCTTCCCGGACCGCGCCTTGCCGCGCTTCATCTCGCGGACGCGTTCGGCAACGAGGTTGACCTCGAGCTCCGAGGCCGCGCCGAGCACCTGCAGCGAGAAGCGCCCGTGCGCTGACTTGTAGTCGAACTTGGCGGCGAAGTCCCAGAGCTCGACGTTCATCTCGCGGAGCGCGCGGAGCACGCGGCTCTGGATCTCGCTGCCGCGCCACAGCCGGTCCTGGTGGCGGGCGCAGACGCCGATGACGCGGCCAGCGGCGACATCCGCGAGGAGATCCCGCAGCGCTGGGCGCTTGTCGGTCCAGAGCTCGGCGGAGACGTGTCGCGGCTCGACGTAGACGCGCCAGTCCGTCCAGCCCCTGGCCGCAGCAAGCTCCTTCGCTCGCGCGATCTGGTTCGGGATCGACAGGTCCGTCGTCACCGACTCCTCCTGCGTCACACGCACGTAGAAAGCCCAGTAGCGATCAGGCTGCCGGGCGCTCTTCCCCCAACTCGTCAGCTGTTGCATCGCCGTCCTCAAGGAAAAGCTGCAGAAGCAGATCGGACACCGTATCCATCACCCCCTCGCTCAGCACCAGGGGGGTGTCGATGGGCAGGTCGTCGCTGTCGTCTCGGTTCATGCTCGCCTCCATCACGTCACCCACCCTTCCGCCGGCACCTGCTCCTCGCTGGCGCCGTAGTTGACGTCCGTCTCCCTACGCCTCGCCCGGCGCTCCTCGTGCTCGCGGGCGCGGTCGTCGCGCTCGTCCTGCTCGCGCTTCACCTCGACCTCCTCGCCACGTACATCTCGAACGCCACCCACGCGCGCACCGGCACGTGCTCCATCTGAGCCTCGGTCCTGAACACGTCCTCGGCGAGCGCGCGCGCCCGCGCGATCTGCCACTCCGCTGCGGCGCCGTACTCGGGCAGCGCGGCCTCGAGCGTTGCGAGCGCGGCGGCCACGGCGCGGACGACGGACCAGTGCGGCGTCCCGACCTCCGACAGCGAACACATGGCCGACGTGAACGCCTCCGGCCGACGCGGCTTGGCGGCGGCGATCGTCTCGGTGATGAGCCGGCGCGCGGCGGTCAGGGTCCAGGGAGCGGGGGCCGGCGGCTGCGGTACCGCGGCAGCCTCGGAGGCGCGGAGCGTCTCGGGTGCGGCGTCGGACTCGCCGGCGAAGGAGTAGCCGCGATCGAGGAGCCAGCGGCCCATCTCCACCGGATCCTCGCGGTCGACCCAGCACGTACCGCCTTCTGACCCACCGGCTTCCCACCGCTGCCCGGCGCGCGGGGCCGGCGCGATGACGTTGAGGCTCAGAGCAGCAGTCGTCTCGTGGCACAGCGAGAACACGACGCCGCTCCGGTTGAAGCCTCGCCACCAGCCGTCCTCTATGCACTTCAGTACGCACGCATGGCCACCCAACTCCACCCGCGCCCCCGGCTCGAACACTTGCGGCACCTTCAGTTCATCGCGCATGACACGTCCTCCTCTCGGCTCAGCGCCTCCACGGCGATCCGCTGCGGGACCTCGCACCCGTCCGCGATCAGCTCCAGGGCCCCGCGGAGCCGGAGCTTCTCCACATCCGCCTGCGCCGCGCGGTCTCGCTCGGAGCGCAGGTAGGCCACGTGGTCCACCGTGAGGATGGTGTGCCCGTGCTTCTCGATGTCGCGGACGAAGTCCATGTCCGCTTGGTGCGCGGCGCGCGCCGAGTCCCGCTCGCCCCGGATGCGCTTCGCGGCCGAGAGCACCGCGTGGAGTCGCGCGCGGGCGCGACGCAGCCGCGCCTCGAGCTCCGCCGTGGCGACGTCGCGCCGGTGCTCCGCCACGTGGTAGCCGATCAGGATCGCTCCCACGAGCCCCCAGAGTCGGATCATGATGCGAGCTCCGTTGCTGCGGGTGCTGCCTGGCGGACGACGGCGCGGACCGGAGCAGAGGGCGACTGCCACTTGACCATGCGCACCACCCTGGCGCGGGCCTCGGCGTACTCGAGGATCTCCGCCTCTCTCGGACGGGTGCGGACGAGCGCCGCGTCAGCATCGAGCAGCCGCCGCACGGCGACCTCGACAGCGCCGCGGCGTCGCGGCCGGAGCGCGCCCTCGTAGATCATGCCGACGACGACACCGAACGAGAAGATGAAGACGACGCAGACGATGATGACCCCGAACAGCAGCAGTAGAGCGCTCATTGTCCCACCTCCATCCCACGACTCCGCATCTCGCGCGCGAGACGGATAAGGTCATGCCCAATGGCCTCGACCTCATCCGCCTCATCGACCATGCCGACGAACGCCCGCACCACGCCTCCCACCAGCTTCGGCCGGCGCTCCGCGAGCAGGACGAAGTTCTCGGCGGCGAACGGCTTGCTCGGATCGGTCTCGGAGAGAGCCAGGCCGATGTGCTGCGGCTGCGCATCAACGATGCACGCCAGTTCCCCCAGAGAGATCGGGCTGATAGCCTGACGAATCAGCTTCACGGCCCGTTGCCGCGCGGCGAGCCTGACCGGGCTGACGAGTTTTCCACTGCCGCTGCTCACGTGAACAGGTGACGTGGCCGACAGCTCTTCAGCGTTGCGGGCGGCAACGGCTGCCACAAGATCTGCGATATGACTGACGCCGCTGCTCGGCGGGGGCGCAGAGGTGCGCTGCCCGGTGGGAGACCTGCGCTTATTGTCACGGAAGATACTCATGAGTCCTCGATCCCCCGCAAAAGGTTACGGAACAGCGACTCACCCGAGCCGCTGGGAGACATCTTGAAGCGCGTGATCGCCGGCATCGTCCCGGGCAACGGGAACGGTGGAGGTGGGTATGGGTCGGCGGTCAGCGGGGAGGACGTCCACGACGATGCTCGTGTCCCCTGTGACGTACCCGGCGAAGCCCTTGGCTCGCACGATGGCCTCGGCCGCGCTCGCGCACTCGACGCCCGCCTCGAGGTCCCATGCGACCCAGCGCCGGAACTCGATGGTGGCGCATCCGAGCCCGGCGGTACCCAAGAGTTCGACCCGCTCGGGGTTGAAGCGCCGCACGAACTCCTCAGCGACCTGCTCGTCGGTCAGGCCGGAGAGGCCGCGGAGGATGACGTTGGCGCACGCCGTGGCGCGCCGCTCGGCCTCATCGGCTCGGAGCTCAGCGGCGGCGACACGGACCTTCTTGGAGCGCTCGATGGACAGCTGCTCCCGGAGGTTCTCGACCTGCCGCTCGAGGAACGCGTTGCGCCGGCGCAGGCCGTCGAGCTCGCTCTGCTCCTCGTCACCGGTCCAGGTCTTCTCGGGGTCGAAGGCCGGGAGCGGCGGCGCGCTGGTGAGCACCTCGTCGGAGTCGCGCTGCTGCTGATCGACGTACGTCATGGACTACCTCGCCTCCTGGTTGCGCTCGGACAGGCGCCTCTGGAGTTCATCGAGCAGTTCGGCGTCGGTGGCGTTGCGCAGGCCAGCACGCCGCGCCGTCTCCGCACCTCGCTCCTCGGCCGCCTTGATCATCCGCTGGAGGACGTGGTTGAGGGAGTGCGCCTCGTCGTCCTGCTGGGCAGGAACGAGAGGCTCGTGGACCTGACGCACGGTGGGCGCGAGTGCATCGGCAGGCGCCTCGGGCCCGCGGCCTTCGCCTGTCGCGAGCCAGTCCGTCGAGACGTTCAGCGCCGCGGCGAGCTTCGCGAGGGTGTCAGCGCGCGGCCGCCGTTCCTCCCCCAGAAAGCGGCTCGCGAACCCAGATCCTTTCCCCATCGCCCTGTTGAGGGCGTTGAGGCTCATGCCGCGCACGCAGATCGCATGCTGGACGCGCTCCCCCAGCGTATCGCGACGTGCGGGCGAAACGATGGAGGGGCGCGGCCCTCTACGCCTTGCAACACGCTCCCCCGCGCCGTTCGAGCCGGACTTTGCCTCGCTTCCCCCAATCAGCGCCTCGAACCCAACCCCCAGGTGCCGAGCGACGGCCAGCGCCATGTCGACGCCGACCGGGCCTGCTCCGATGCCGCGCGAGATGCTCTGCTGCGTCATGCCGAGAGCGGCAGCGGCCTCGGCCTGGCTGGGAAAGCCGGCAACGATGCGGCGGAGCGCATCGACCACGTGGGCGTTCTCCTCGACGGAGAGGGACTTGGTGCGGGCCATGGCCTACCTCGCCTCCGCGCTGCTGGGTGGTGCCGACCGGCGCGTCACGGGTGGCTCGTCGGAGAGAGCGCGCTGGAGCTCCGCTACGAGGTGGGCGCGCATAGCCCGGGCGCGGTCCGTGGCGACGGTGAGGTCCTCGACGCCGACGAGTTCGGAGCCGCAGACGCGGATGGTGGCGAGGGCGCCCTTCTCCTCGAGGGTCACGAGGATGTCGACGAGGCGCTCAGCCCGCTCAGCCTCGAGCGGGAGCGCTCTGCCGAGCATCTGCGACATGGCAGCCTGGATGACGATGCAGTTTCGCGCGGCGTCAGCGGCCGGCTGCTGGGCTGTGACCGCCACCCCGGCGCCAGCAATCGCGACCTGGCCACGGTCACGCAGAACGTCCGTGTGGAGCTGAACGAGGCGGGTCGCGAGTGCGTCGAGGGGGAGCATGGGTCACGCCTCCCTGGTGGAGAGCTGCGCATGGGTGGCCCACGCGCGCGCAGATATACCGAGGGCGTCCTCGACCGCGATGGCGTGGTCTCGGTTCGGTGCACTCTGGCCGGATCGCCACTTCCACCAGGTGATGCGAGAGATCTCCCCCTGGCCGCGCGAAACGAGCAGCCGGTTCACCTCGTCGAGGAGGCCTTCGACCGTGAGGCCCTTAACCGCGGCGATCGCATCGATGAGCGCCCCGGCGGGCGGGACCGCGTTTCCGTTCGTCATCGTTTCCAAACGTTAACGCAACGTCTCGTTTCCGTCAAGGCGAGCCGATGACGAACCACGTGACGAGGCCGTGGGACCCGGTCCAGGATGTGCTCGTGACCGAGCGCAAAGATTGGACAAACTCTAGCCTAGGAGAGCGCCTGAACTGGGCGATGGGCCGGAAGCACATCGGCACGAACGAGCTCGGGGAGGCCGCTGGCTCCACCGGCGGCGCGGTGAGCAAGCTGACGAAGCGCACCGAAATTGTGGCGGGGCAGGCCGCGACGCTGTTCAAGCTCGCCATGGCGCTCGACGTCTCGCCGGCTTGGCTCGCGTTCGGACTTGGGCAGCCGCTCGACGAGTCCGTGCGCTCTGCAAGGGAGCGCGCTGCCGATATCTGCCGAGAAGCAAAGTACTCAGAGGAGGCGATTCAGAGCGTCATGGACGAGGTCGTGGCCTCAGAAACAGACCTGCCGGTTTTGGTGTGGATCACCAAAATCACTGCGAAAGAGACCGAACTTCGCTCGCAAGAGTTTTCTGCGTCACAGGAGATAAAATTGTTGCCGCCCCGAAGCTCGTAGGTGGACACCTGATTGAAACATTGGTAACTTCTCCACAGTTCTCTACGGGGAGGGTGTACAGGTGGACCCGTACGCACGCTTCGGTGCTGACATTCTTCGCCTCGGCGGGCTGAGCGAACGCGACCGGGTCGACGCGGAACACCTGGCCAGGGGCCTGGGGATGACCATGGGGAGCGAGGAGGCGGCGTACGCCGGCTTGGCCGAGGGCGGGCTCGTCGTTCGTCGCTCTGTGCCGACCCTGTGGACGCGGCCCGGCCTCACGACCGTGCGTCGACACGAGATCCAGATGCGGGTCATTGCCGAGTGGTTCCTCCGCCGCGACGGGATGCGCGTCAGCACGGCGCGGTCGACCGCGCGTGGCGTCGCCGCGTGGCTGATGGCGCCATCGCCGTCGATGGTCAGCGTGTGGCACCGCACCGAAGGCTGGCCCCTCCTCGACCGCATCGTCCGGACCTCGCTGATCTTCCGCGCCCCGGCTGCATGCATTGCGTTGCGCGTTGCCGAGATCACAGATAGGCCGGCGGCGGTCGTGACCCCGAGCCGAGTAATCCGCCGAGGAGCTCCAGAGCTCGACGAGACGGAGTGCCGCGACATCGCCGACGACGGCCCTCCGGATTCCGGGTATCTCTGCGCTGCGTCACCGGATAGGCACACCCACACCATCGTTGTCAAGACCGGATAGCGTTAACGTTTTTCAACGACCCGCTTGACGGCGTCGTTTCCAAACGTTAACGTAGGCCTCATCAGGGCGCTCGCTGCGCCCGAGGAGGCCCGATGTCTTCCAGCCGTCCCACCTACACCGTCCGCCGTGACCGCTGGGCCGAGGGGCTCGGTGTTGAGGAGCTCTCGCTGTTCGCTAGCGAGCTCAGCGACCGGGAGCTCATTGCGCTCCAGGAGCCGTACCGCTCCGAGGCGCTGAGCGAGATCCGCTGCGTGCTCCAGCACGGTGAGCGCGGGCTCGAGGTGGTGGCGGACCCGGCGCTCGACGCCGGCGAGGTGGCTTCGGCCGGGCTGGAGGCCGCGTGAGCGCGCTCGACTCGCTCCGCTACGCCCTTGCCGACGCGCTATACGTGGCCGAGGGCCGCTACGGCACCCTCCAGGACCAGGTTCGCTGGGACCTGGATGACGACTGCACCTGCGGGTGGGCCACGGAGCTCCGCCGCATCCGCGGCGAGGTGACGGCGCTGCTCGCCGACGAGTTCGACGACGGGCGCAAAGCCGGCTGCGTCGAGTCCCTGAGGCTCATCGATGCCCTGCTGACGGCTCTCGACGCGGCGCCGGTCGCATCGGAGGCCGCGTGATCCGCCCGGAGATTGTGGCCCTGGTGGCCGTGTGCCGCTCGATCCTCGGTGAGGGGTCGATCGCGGAGCAGGACGCGCTCGCGGCGGCCGAGGCATGGGCCGGCGGCGAGGAGGCGACCGAGGAGGAGTACGACGCCCTCAGGCGACGGCTCGGCCAGGACGACCGGAGCGATGCGGTGTACTGGACCCTCGCCGCGGCGTGCGAGGCCAAGGCCAGGGAGAGCGCATGGCTGGCGATGCAGTCGCTGGCGGCGCTTGCCTCGCTGCCCGGCTGGGATGAGCCGCGCGTTGCGGCTCTGTGCGCGGAGTTTGCGGCTGCTGCTCCTGCCTCCCTGGAGGCCGCATGAACGCCCCCGCCCTCCTCCGCCTCTCCGGCCACGGCGCGCTCGAGGCCTCTGCTCTCGCGGCCGTGAAGCTCAACGCGGCGATGCCGACCGCGAACGTCGCTCTCATCGACTCGCGCCGCCGGGCGCTGGTCTTCTCGCTGGAGCGCCTGCAGCAGGCCGGCGTCACCAGCGTGTGGCTCACGGACTGGATCTCCGCGCTGAGCGATGAGCGGCTGTGGATGGTGGAGTTCTGCGCCGGCGTCCCCGGGCTGCTCCGGAAGCTCGGCGAGCTGCTGAACATCGATGAGGCGTGGGTGGCAGCGCCTGCCGGCCCAAGCCGTCCCGCTTCCCCTCCCCCGCCCTCTGGCCGCGGCGACGAGGAGGCCGAGGAGCAAGCGGCAGCGCGCGGCACCCGCGACACGGCACCTCCGGCCTCCGGGTACTGCGAGATGGTCGAGATGTCGTGCTGCGGCGCGGACACCGATCCGCCCGAGCCTGGCTCGATGGAGTGGATGGACGAGCAACCGATGGTGAGGAGCTGACCATGCGAGCCTTCGAGACGTTCCGATCCGAGCTTCTCTCTGCGCTATCGACCGCCACGGCGGGCCTCGGCGATCATGTCGTCCGCGGCGTGCGTGAGCTCCCGTCGATCGGTGAGCCCGGTGCCGCGGCGACGTGGCTCTATGCCATCGCCGGCCTGGACGGCACGGGCGGCTTGATCCTCGACTCGAAGCTCGCCAGCGGCTCAGCGGTTTCGCCATCGCGCCGCGCGGCGTGGCGGCAGGCCTACGAGTTGATGCTCGGCCTGCGCGAGGTTCTCCGGGAGCTCCCGGAGGAGCCGGCGAAGGAGTCTTGCGAGTGCTGCGAGTCGTTCGGGTGCAGCGCGTGTGATGGGTCGGGGCTTCTCTTCGACGACGCGAGGGCAGCGTGACCCTCCTCGTCGATGCCACGGCGCTCTTCATCGAGCAGCGCCGCCGGTTCTCGCGGCTGCTGCCTCGGCGCCCGGGTGAGCACCCTGCGCACTTCGAGCGGGCCGTGGCTCGCCTCGAGGCCGCGGACGCTGCGGTGACGCTGGCGAAGGCCGCGCCGTCGCGCGAGCTGGCCAACGAGGCGCACCGAGCGTCGTGCATGGCCCGGTGGGCGGTGGACGACATCGCCCGTGAGAGGTTCGGAGAGGAGCGCGAGGAGTACGTGCTCCAGATGAGCACCGGTGACGGGACGCGGATTCTGCCGATCGCGGCGGAGTGAGGTGGAGCGATGAACGCGCTGAACGCATGCGGGGCAGGCCAGGAGTTCGAGTTGCCGCCGGCGCTCGCGGCGATCAACGACGACGACGACGACATCGACGCGGCGCTCTCGGCTCTGGATGGCCCTTGGCACGCGATGTCGCCGTCGCCGTGCCCGGTCTGTGAGGGGCCAGTGCCGATGGGCGCAACGACGTGCGGAGACCTGGGGTGCGCGAGCTACGCGGGCGCGGTGGCACTGTGGAAACTGGACGAGCCGTTCGGCGGTGAGCCGATGGCGGCGGAGTAGGAGGACAACATGGACCAGAAGAAGGTGATTGCGAAGTTTCACCCGCAGGCGTGGATCAACAACTACGCGGTCGACGTGGACCCGGCTGGCGATGTCGAGTTCGACGTCACGTCGGACATCGAGCGCATGGGCAAGGACGATGCGATGCAGCTGACGGACAACAGCGACGACAGCGACACGCTCGCGAAGTCGTCCGGCGCGCCCGCGTGGATCCGCAACTGGACCGGTCCGTTCTACGTGGAGGTGCAGCAGTCGGTGCAGGCCTACTTCACGCATGCGGCGTGAGTAGCCGAGTGCGGACGACCGAGGCTTCGGAGGACAATCATGGGGGCAAAGCGTAATTCGGGTGTGACCCTGGGCCGGAAGGCTCTGGGGCTCATGGGCAGCGTGGTGTGGTTGACCGCGCTCGCGGTCCATCTGGCGGCCGAGACGGCGCTCAGCAAGGCGATGGCGGCGCGGGTCGCTCTCCGGAAGGCGGAGCAGCCGTGAGCGCGCCGGGGGGACTGGTCAGTGCGATCGAGGCGGCCCGCGCTGCTCTGACGGAGGCGCTGCGGCTGGCGGAGACGCCGGAGGAAGTCGAGGAGATCGCGGCGGAGGCGGAGCGGATCCTGGGACGCGACGAGCGGACGCTCATCGAGCAGAGGCTGCGCACGCTGGAGGCCGAGGCGCGCACGAGGCCGGTTCGGGTGCAGCGGCCGGGGAGTCGGCTGGTGAGGTTCGCGGCGAGGGCGTGCATGGCAATCGGGGCGATGGTGCTCGCTGGGTGCGTGAGCGACGAGCCGCCGTCGTGCAGGGAGTGCCACCGCGACTGCGGGGTGCTGCGCGACTCGTGCCACGAGGAGTGCGAGGCCAGCCTCTGCTCGGACGCGGGCGTGGATGGCGGTGAGCAGATGGAGGACGGCGGGGGCTGGACGTGACCGCTCTCGTCGGCATCGCGTCCGCCGCGGCGCTCGGCAGCGTGCTCGCCACTGGTGCCGCGCTCACGGCGTGGAGCATCGGTGGCGTCGCGGCGGATGTCGTCTGGGCAGTGAGGCGGGCGATGAGGTGGTGGCGGCAGATGGGCCGCTGAGGAGGACACGTGCAAGATGGAACGCTGACAAGGCTGCTGGAGATGTCCGAGCGCGGCGCGCAAGCCGAGGTGCCCACCACCCCGCCCCGCCCCGCCGAGGAAATCGCGGAACGTGTGGTGGCAGATCTCGGCCTGGATCCAGCGACAGAGGACAAGGTGCGCGATGCGATGTCCCGCCTCATCGAGCAGAGCCGCGCCGAGGGCGCCGCTGCGGAGCGGGAGCGCGTCGCAGGCATCGTTCAGGGCATGATCGACGCTCGGGACTCGAGCATCACCTACGTGCGCGCCGTGCTCGAGACTGTGCTCGTTGCGATCGGACCCATGCAGCACCGCGACCTCGCCGGCCGCATCCGCGCGTTGGTGCAGGAGTACGCGGGGCGGTGGGCGGACGCGGCGGTCGAAGCGGAATCACTCGACGACCACAGCACGGTCGACGCATGCGTCGCCGTGATCACGTTCATGGTGCGAGCTCACAAGCAGGCCCGACGATCCGGTGCCATCGCACCCGAACTGCTGCGCGAAATGCGGAAGCTGCCGGGCGGCGTGGTTTACCGCGAGGCGATCTGCAAGGCCGCCGACGAGCTCGAGGCCATCGTGCGGGACGCGGGAGAGCAGCGATGAGCGATGTCTTCGACGAGATCGCGGCCGAGCGCGAGAAGCAAGAGACGAGGCACGCGCAGGCAGAGCCAGAGAACCGCACGCACGATGAGTGGAGCCGGATCGTCAACCACCTCGCGCGGTCAACCCGCGTAGCGCTGAATCGATCCGCCGACAGCGGCGGCGACCTCGACTTCTACCGCCAGCGGCTCCTCATGCTGGGCGCCGCGGTGGTCGCTGCCGTCGAGGCGGTCGACCGCGAAGCGGCGAGGAAGACGGCGTCGTGATGACCGCCGCCCCCGCCCCGCTGAAGCGTCCTGGCGACCTGATCGAGTGGAGCAGCGGAGCCGGCGCCTTGCAGGACGCGAAGCGCGGACGTGTCCTCTCGATCCTGCCTGCGGGCGAGTCGCTTCGTACAGCGATCGAGGCAGCCGGCCGCAAGGTGCAGCGCGTACACGCGCAGGATACGGCGGGCAGCGATCGCTACGTGGTGGAGGTGCAGACAAAGCACGGGCCGAGCTACCACGCGCCGCTGGTCAAAACGGTTGACAGGGAGATCCGGAACACGGAGGCGCTGCGGCTCCGGTTCGCTGCGGCGGCGGGTTTCAGGTGACCGCCATCGCCATCACGTGCCCGGCTTGCCGTGGCACCGGCGCCATCCGCGAGGAGTTCCACGCACCCGGCTGGATCGGCCGGCGCACGGTGGCCTGCGAGGCTCCGGGCTGCGTCTGCGGCGTGGTGCCCCAGGCGGCGCTCTGCGTGCGCGCCGGTCTTGGGTGGGATGGTGGGGTGGCGGTGTACAGGGTGGCTGAGATTGGGTTCTGCTGAGGAGGACGCTTTGATTCTCGCGCTCGACATCGAGACCATCCGGCACCCGGACGTGCCGCCGAGCGAAGGCGACGAGGAACGCTGCCCGGCGGCGCCGCATCACCGGATCGTCGCGGCGGCGGGGGTGGTGCTGGAGCCAAGGGGTGGCTGGTACGAGGCCGACCGCGCCGTCACCTTCGGCCGCGGCTCGTCGGACGAGCTGGCCATCCTGGAGCACCTGGCGCAGGCGTTCGCGAACAAGCCCCGCATCGTCACCTGGAACGGCGACGGCTTCGATCTGCGGGTCATCGGCGCGGCGGCGATGGAGCACGGCGTCCAGATGCCGTGGCTGTTCAGTCGCGAGGTGACCTATCGATACGACGCCAGCGGGCACGAGGACCTCTGCGACACGCTGTCGCAGTACGGGGCGGCGCGGCGAGCGAAGCAGGACGCCTACGCGCAGCGGGTCGGCCTGCCGGGGAAGATGGGCGTGGACGGGAGCCAGGTGAAGGGGCTCGTGGATGAGGGTCGCTGGGAGGAGCTCCGCGCGTACAACCTCCAGGACAGCGGGCAGCTCGCCGGCATCTTCATCCGGCGGGAGTTCGTCGCCGGGCGGCTGAGCGTGGAGGGGTATCGGCAGAGCGCGAGCAGCCTGGTGGCCTTGTTCGAGCGCACGGAGGCTCTGCGTCCGATCGTGGAGCACCCGAGGTTCGACCGGAAGCGGTTCTTGCTGGAGGCGTGATGCTGACTGAAGCACAGCGCGCCGCGCGCATGAGGGGACTGGGAAGCTCGGACATCTCGGCCGTAGCCGGCGAGCACCCCTACAAGAACGCGCACTCGGTCTGGCTGGAGAAGCGCGGGCTCGTCGAGCCGCAGGAGCCGACCGACGCCACGTGGCTCGGGGACCAGATGGAGCCCATCATCGCGCGCCGGTACGCCCAGGAGATGGGAGTTCGCATCGTCCCTGGCCCTGGCACCGTCGCGCATCCGGAGCACCCGTGGGCGCTCGCTACGACCGACTACGAGCATGCGGACGGCGCCCGAGTCGTCGAGTGCAAGTGGGTTGGGATGCGGCCCATGGCGCACTGGTCGATGGATGCGGACGGGGCGCCGCCATACGTGGTGTGCCAGATGGCGTGGCAGATGTTCGTTCGCGGCATCGATCGTTCCGATTGCGCAGTCATCTTCGGGGCGACTGCCGAGTTCAGAATATACGAGTTCACGCGGGACAACGGGATAATCGATGCTATGTTCCGCATCGGCCAGCGCTTCTGGCAACGCGTGCTCGACGGCGAGCCGCCGCCCATCGACGAGACCGAGGAGGCGCGTCAGACGCTGCTCGCGCTCTACCCGACGAGCTACGCGCCGTTGAAGCCGGCGCCGCCGGAGGCCGAGCGCTGGTTCCAGGAGCACGAGGCGGCCGACGAGGAGGTCGGTCGCTGGACCGGGCGAAAGAAGCTCGCGGCGAACAAGCTGCGAGAGGTGATCGGTGACGCCGTGGGCATCGAAGGGCCCTTTGGGCGGGCGACTTGGAAGAGCGACAAGAACGGCGTGCGCACGCTGCGCACGTACCCGAGTAAGGAGCGCGCCGCGTAGGCGCGGGAGACCAGATGGCGAATCAGGCACCGGCGAACATGACGACGACGAACGGCAACGGCAGCGCGGCCGTGGTGAGAGGCCCCGCGGCGCGACTCAAGGCCATCAAGGAAGAGTTGGCCAAAGCGAGCAAGACGCTGGCCGTGTTGCTGCCGAAGCACGTCACCATCGACCGCATGGTCCGGATCGTGACGTCCTCGGTCAGCAGGACGCCCGCGCTGCTCGACTGCACCCCGCAGTCGATCGTCCTCGCGACGGCCCAGGCGTGCGCGCTCGGGCTGGAACCGGGGACAGCGCTGGGCCTCGGCTACCTCGTGCCGTTCAAGAAAGAGGCCCAGTTCATTCCCGGATACCGCGGCTTGGCAAAGCTGGCGGTGCAGAGCGGCGAGGTGCAGTGGATCCAGTCGCGCGTGGTCTACGAGCGGGACACGTTCGCCATCGACTACGGCACCGAACAGAAGATCGTCCACGCGCCGTTCCTCGCGGAGGAGGACGCCGGAAAGGTCATCGGCGCCTACGCCGTCGCCGAGATGAAGAACGGCGCGAAGCTGTTCGAGTTCATGACGATCGCGCAGCTGGACGGCATCAGGAAGCGATCAAAGTCCGCGGACGACGGCCCGTGGAAGACGGACACGGAGGAGATGTATCGCAAGACGACGGTGCGCCGGCTCTGCAAGTCCCTCCCGCTGTCCGAGGAGCGCCTGGAGCGCGCGCTTCACCATCAGGCGGTGGCCGAGGCGGGCGAGGCGCCCGACTACGGCGATGTGATCGAGGTGCTCGGCGACGTGGCTGAAGACGCTGCCGCTGCCGACCCATCGCCCGCTCCCGAGCCCTCCCGCACCGACGCCGCGCGCGAGCGCCTCCAGCAGAGGGCCAATTCATGAGCCCAGACCAGTACAACAACCAGATCCTGACGGCGCTGCTCCAGCTCCAGCGCGACGTGGCGGAGATCAAGACGGCGGTCCAGCGCGGTGGCGCGAGCAACGGAACTGGCAGCGCGCCGCGCGGTGGCGGTTCCGGGTCCGGCCCCGCGGAGGGAGCCATTGCCGACGACCGCGACCTCGACGGCCAGCACGGGGACCCGACCATCAAGTTCGACCCCAAGGAGAAGTATTGGCGCGGCGCGTCCTACGTCGGATACCGCTTCTCGGAGACCGAGCCCGACTACCTCGACGCGATGGCGAAGTACCTCGACGCCTGCGCGTACATGGCCGAGCAGGACGCCGACGAGAAGAAGCGCAGGGGCGCCGTCTACAAGCGCAAGGACGCGGCGCGCGCACGCGGGTGGGCGGCGCGGCTGCGCAACGGGTGGGGCTCCGGAGGCCATAGCAACGGGGCGCGCGGCGGGCACGCGAACGGCGGCGGCTACGGCGGAGGATCTCCAGCCGGCAGCTACGACCAGCACGCTGGCGCGTTCAACAACGGCAGCAACCTCGACGACGACGTGCCCTTCTGATCGCCATCGCGGCAGTTCAGCCCGGGACGCGGCGCAAGCTGCCCCGGGCTCGCCGCGTTGAAAGGACACGAGTCCATGCCGAGGAGGATGCCTATGCGCCGCGCCCTGCCGGTGGTTCCGCGAGAAACCGGGGCGCCCGTCGTGCCCGAGAGCGACGGGTAGGCGAAGACGAGGAAGGCAAGGCCAGGAGGCCCCGCGACCGCAGGGGCCCTGGCCTCGCCGCATTGGAGGAACCGAGCGTGGCGACGAATCGAACGCAGAAGACAGCGGACCGCGGGAAGCTCCACGAGAGCAAGGTCGACGACTTCGCGGCGTGGGCGGAGCGGAACGGCTATCGGCGCGAGCCGGTGCCGGCGAAGGCTGCCTACGAGCGCCTGCGCCTCCGCCCCGCCGCCGGCGGCGCGCCGATCCTGTTCTTCGAGCGCGAGCGCCTGAACCACCGTGGCGGCGCACCGCAGCATCTGAGCACGTCCGCGGATGGGCTCCGGCTCGTCCGGCGGTGGTTCGCGGCGCGCCGGGCTGCGCAGGCGGTCGAGGGAGCCTGATGGCCTCCACCGCCCTCGACCTCGCCACCATCGACGCCTCCTGGGACGATGAGCCCAGCGGCATCCGCGCGCGCCCGCAGCGCAAACCGCCGTTGCCGCTCCCGGTCGTCGCGCGGCGCTACATCGAAGCGCGGCTGGAGCTGGAGAACCGGCTCGACTCCGGCCAGCGGCTGACGGTGGAGATCGACGGCGACGTCTACGAGGTGGTGCGCGTGGCGGACCGGTTCGATGCGGCCGGCGTCTTCGTGGCGCGAGGCGGGCTCCGGATGGAGCGGAAGCGATGACGTGGGCAGCGCTGGCGGTGCTGATCTGGGCGGTCGGCTCGGACGTGGCGGAGAGGAGGCGGAGGTGATGTTGCTGCTGTGGATACTGCTCTTCCGCCTCGGCACGGCCGTGGGCGGAGATGTGGAGCAAAGGCGATGACTGGCGTCGGCCTCCACGCCGTCGTCTACCTCGACGAGGACGGCGACCTGTCGATGACGCTGATCCCGGAGCGTCTCGGCGTGCTGTCCGCGCGTGAGCTCGAGGCGCGCGACGTCTTCCTCGAAGATGCCGAGACCGGGACGCCGCTGATGCTGGCGACGATGATCGAGCGGCTGTCGGAACTCGTGCCAGTCGACTGCAAGGACTGCGGGTTCGCCACGGACGTGCCGGAGCTGGTTGCGGAGTTGAGGAAAGGAGCGGTCGTATCATGAAGCCGATCTTCTCGATTCGATGCGTGGGGCAGCGGGGCGCGATCGAGGCGCTGGCGTGCTGCTTTTTCTGGCGGGAGCAGGTGCGGCAGGTGCTGCGAGCTGGGACAAGGGGTGTGGCGTGACCGCGCCTACCAGCTACGTCGGAATCAGCGGCGTCACGGCCCGCGCCGAGGTCCTCGCCGCCCTCTCGGCCTTCCCCGACTGCGGCCGGCAGCTCATGGTCGGCGTCCTGGCCTCGGAGAAGACGCTCGCCGGCCAGCAGAACCGGTGGTTCCGCCGGTACCCGAAGGTCGAGAGCATCGCCGGCATCTTCGTGGACGACCCGCGCTGCCTCAACCTGGTCCACTACGGCGCCGACACGCCGCCTGACGTCACGACGCTGCTGCGGCTGTTCGAGCTGGCTGGGCCGCTTTGCCACGGCTTCCAGTTCAACGGGGCGTGGCCGTACCGCGCAGACCTGTTCCGCCTGCACGAGGCAGCGGCGCACCGCGGCCGCGACCTGCGGGTGGTGCTCCAGTGCCGATGCCAAGGGCCCAGCGACCTCGTCTGGCTCACCGTCCCTTCCGTCGCCCACTACGGCGGGGTCATCACCGACGTCCTCGCGGACGGATCCGGCGGCACGGGGAAGCCGTTCGAGCGCCGGCACGTGGATGCGTGGATGGAGAACGTCGCGAAGGTCTGGCGCGGTCAACCGATCAGCGTTGGCGTCGCCGGCGGGCTCTGCGCCGAGGCGATTCCTGGCGTGGCCGATCTGCTGCGCGCTGGCGCCTCGTGTGACGCAGAGGGCAGGCTGCGGGACGATGCCGACGGCGGCGGGCGGCTCGACATGGAGAAGGTCGCGGCGTACTTGGCAGCGGCTGGAGAGGCGGTGGCCCCATGCTGATCACCGTCGAAGACCGGCGCGCCGTCTCTGCGGAGGTGACGGCGGATCAGGTCGAGGCGTTCCTGCTCAAGACCGGGTGGGAACTGCGCACGTACCCGGAGTGGCCGAAGGCGCGCACGTGGAAGCGGGGTGATGCGTCGCTGCTGCTCTGGTCCGATGCCGATGCAGCCGGGCTACAGCGGTTCATCGAGAGCCTCGCCGCGGAGGAGAGCCGCCAGCCAAGTGCCGTCCTCTCGGACATCGTGGGCTACCAGGTCGGCCTCGACCGCGGGCGCGCCTCGGTGCTCCGGAACAGCGCGGGCGCCCGGGTGGTGGAGGCCAGGGAGGCTCTCGTCAAGGTGAGGCCCGGCGATGCCACGCGGCAGGAGCGCGCCCGGGTGCGGCTCGTCCAGGCTGAGGCGGAGCTCGCAGCGGCGACGCGGGCGCTGGAGGCGGCGACGGCTGCCGAGGCGAGACTGTGAGCGGCCGACCGCGCTGCCCAGAAGAACCCTCGCCAGCGAATGCCGAGGAGGCCTCCCAGCGTGCTACCGAGGCGCCGACGCCGAAGCGCTCCCCGCGCCTCCTGAACCTGCTCGGGACGACAGTCGGCGTGGAGGTCGCCGCGAACACGGAGCCTGCCCCGCGAAGAAGCGGCCGAGGAGCGAGGAGGAGGCGGTGATACCGCTGCTGGCGACTGGCACTCTCGCTGAGACGTGATAGGATATCGGCCCTGACGGCGCCGCGCGGCGCGCTGGAGAGATGATGAGCGAAGTAGCATTACCGGAAGGCTACAAGGTCTACCGCGTTGAGTTCACCAAGAGAGCGTTCGCCTTCGTTGCAGCGAATGACCGCGACGAGCTCGCGGAGCATGCTGAAGACGGAGACCTCGACGACCTTGGCCTCCTGGAGGACGACTTCGGCTGGGAGTTCGACGGTTCCTTCGAGGCGAAGGACGCGCCGCACGCTATTCTTAGCGATGGCGAGGTGATGACGTTCGACGACTGGCTGGACGCCGAAGCGGAAGCTGGGCGGATCGTGGACGTGCCAGCCGCAGTGCCGGATTGGATGCGGCTGGCCTGCTCGAAGTTTAGGTGGTGTTGCGGCGGGGTGGTCATCAAGCTCGACGTCTCTGGGGACGAGTGGCTCTCCGACGGTAGCTCGGCCATCAAGACTGGGGGTACGGCGGACGGGAGCTCGAAAGCCAAGTACAACGACGTCTTCGCAGCGATATTGGCACAGCCGCGTGGATGCGCTGAGGAAGGCGAGCGAACGGCGTACCCATATGTGCGCGGCGACCAAGTGGTGGACATCGGCGGGTCTCGGTTCGCGTGCGTGGCCACGGACCTTGTGCGCGAACTGTATCCCGCGTCGAAGTGGGAGAAGTCGTCATTCGAGCATGGCCCGGCCGTGGCCGTCGTTGACGGTCAGCCTGTGGCGGTCGTCATGCCGGTGCGCGACTGAGCCCGCGTGACCTTCCCCCGCGCGCTCTACCCCCTCCTCTCCCCTGCGCACCTCGCCGACGCGGAGGCGCAGTTCGCGGCGATGCGGGCGGCTCTCGACGAGCGGAACGCGCGCGGGCTGGGGCCGAGGCGGAGCGACGAGTGGTTGGCGGAGGTGGCGGAGCATGCGGCGGTGACGGGGAAGAGGGTGGCGGGGTTGTGGATCGGGTGAAGGAGGATGCGGTGAGCGAGACCGACAAGACGGCGGCGTGGAACACGTGTCCAAAGTGCGGCGAACTGGTCGACGTGGACGAGTGCACCGACGGGTCGGAAGTGCGCTGTTCTGCGTGCAACAAGCGCCTCGTCTGCACCGAGTATACGGATGATTCGTGGGGCCTGACCCCGGCAGACGAAGGCGACAACGACGATTCGGGAGACGCGTTCGACTACATCCTCGACCCGGCGACGCCGCAGTCCGTGATCGATGACAACCTCCGGGCCGCCGGGCTGGACCCAGAGGCGGTCGCCCGCGCAGGCGTGGCGTTCGTTCGCGGTCTCAAGGCCCAGCGAGGTGACGCATGACCCGCGCCGAGGCGAACGCCATCTACGACATCCTGGTCCGCGAGTGCGGCGCCGCGGAGGGCCGCGAATGGTCCTACCCAGGCCGCGCTCACTTCGTCCACGAGTTCACCCGCGAGCGCCCGACCGACGAATACCGCTTCCAGGGCGCGCTCGGCTTCGGCGGGAAGTTCTACCCGCAGGACATGCGCGTGTCCTGCTACCGCGAGGACGAGACGCCGAAGCGCGCGGAGATGGTCCGGAAGGCGAACGAGGCGCTGCGGGCGCCGCTGAAGGAGCGAGCATGACCTCTCCCACCGACCCCTCGCCCACCTTCCGCGCGGCGGCCTCTCCGGAGCAGCGGGCGGCGTGTCTGCATCCACCGGACGACCGCATGCCACTCTCGGGCGACGGCTGGCTCTGCGGCCTCTGCGGGGCGGACTGCGCGCCGCCGGAGGCGCTAGCCGAGGAGCTGACGGCCGAGCGGCTCGACGACATCGAGAAGAGGGCGCGGGAGATGTTCGCTCGCCCGTCGTTCGCCGCCGCACCCGAAAAGGTGCTCGCCGCCGCGGTGCTGGCGCTGTCGTCCGAGGTGCGGAGGCTGAGAGAGGAGCGGGCCGAGGAGGAGACCGGCGAGAGCGAGGAAGTCGCATACCTCCGGGCGACGCTCGCGGACGTCAAGAGGCAACAGTCGACCCTGGCTCCGGACGACGTGGTGGAGGCGCGCTCACTGGTATCGCTCCGGACGCGATTCGAGAAGCAACTCGCCGAGGCGCTGGCATCCGGGGAGCCGCCGCGGGCGGGAGAGGAGCGGGGAGATGGGAGCTGAGAGCAAGATCCAGTGGACGCACCACACGTACAATCCGTGGTGGGGCTGTGAGAAGGTCTCACCGGCGTGCAAGAACTGCTACGCCGAAGCCTTCGCAAAGCGGACCGGCCACGCGGTGTGGGGCGGGGACACGAGCCCGCGTCGCTTCTTCGGCGACGCGCACTGGGCCGAGCCGCTGAAGTGGAACCGCGCCGCCGAGAAGGCTGGCGAGCGGCATCGCGTCTTCTGCGCCAGCATGGCCGACGTGTTCGAGGCGCGCGACGACCTCGACGCGCACCGCGCGCGGCTATGGGATCTCATCGATGCGACGCCAGCGCTCGATTGGCTCCTCGTGACGAAGCGGCCCGAGGAGATCATGAAGCGCACCCCAGAGCGCTGGCGTCGGAAGCTGCCGGCGAACATCTGGTGCGGTACCACCGTCGAGAACCAGGAGATGGCCAACGAGCGTATCCCGCACCTGCTCGACGTCCCGGCGCGCGTCAGGTTTTTGAGCTGCGAGCCGCTACTCGGCCCGCTCAATCTCGACCCGGCGACGTGCCCGACGTGCGATGGGCATGAGGCTGTCACCGGTGAGGACGGCATGCCCTACTGCCCCGAGCACGAGGACGAGATGTGCTTCGGCGCGTGGCTCGACCCGTGCGCCGATGAGCGTCAGCAGGGCATCAATTGGGTCATCATCGGGGGCGAGTCCGGTGGCAACGCGCGAGCGTTCGACCTCGCGGCCGCGCGCGAAGTGATCCGGCAGTGCCAGGATCGCGAGGTGGCCACGTTCGTCAAGCAGCTGGGCGCCTTGCCGACGACGGATGACGACGACGACCGGAGATTCGTCGGCAACATGATGATCCACGGGCGCTTCCGCCTGCGCCTTCTGGACCGCTCCGGCGGGGATCCTGGCGAGTGGCCGCATGACTTGGACGTCCGCCAGTTCCCCGAGGTGACCCCGTGACCGACATCCTCCCCGCCCTCCGCTCCCTCGCCGAGGCGCAGCCGGCCGGCTCTGGCGCGCGCGAGACGCTGGAGCTGGCGATCGCTGAGCTGGCGCACCTGCGGCGCCACGTCGACAGCCTCCAGACGCGCGGCACCGAGCTCGTCGAGGAGAACCGGCGGCTCCGGGCGGGAGCGAGCCCGTTCCAGGCGATGGTGACCGAGTTCCACCGGGCGCTGGACTTCCCGGTGCGGACGACGCCGACGGTGCCGAGCGACGACGAGGTGAGGCTCCGGGCTCGGCTCATCGCGGAGGAAGCGTTCGAGGTGCTGGAGGCGATGCTCGACAGCGTGGCGCTTCGCTACGCCCGAGAGGACATCATGCGCATCGTCCGCGACGCTGACGTGGCCGTTCAACTGCCGTCTCTCGCGCACGAGCTTGCCGACCTGCACTACGTCACGTCCGGCACGGCGGTGCAGTTGGGCATCGACGAGGGCGCGGTCTTCTCCGCCGTCCACGCGTGCAACGTCGCCAAGGCCGGAGGCGGGAAGGACACAAACGGCAAGGCGCTCAAGCCAAAGGGATGGTCTCCGGCCGACATCGCCGCCGTACTCCGCGCGCAGGGGTGGCCGGGCTACGGAGAGGAGCCAAGGTGAGCGAGCCTCGCTGTGCCATGTGTGGCCATCACCCCGGACTCCTGCACCGCCACCGCCCCGTCGCCTGGCAGGATGTCGCCGGCCGCCCGGTCTGCGATGCTGAGTGCGCCGAGAAGGAAGCGGTGCGGCAGGCTGCGGACGCTTCGCCGCGGGTGCACATGCACAGCGAGATCGACGGCTTATGGGGGCTTTCGCTGCGGCAGGTGCACGTCGGACCACGGGCGGACATGGACGACATGCTCGACGCGATCGCTGAGGAGGATTTGTCATGAGCAATGCGATTGGTTCTGAAGTGCAGTCGCCGCGTGCGCCGGTCGACCCGGCTGAGCTCGAGGCGCAGGGGCCGGCTGGGATCGAGATCGCCCTGGCGTGGCTGGAGCAGCACGCGCCCGACGCGGTGGATGATCTGCAACTGCTCGGGGCGCGCCGGTTCGGAGGAGACACGCCGCACGCGTTCATCATGGCGGCGTACAAGCGGGAGGTGGCGAAGCGCGCCGCGCGGGCGGCCACGGAGGACACATGACGGAGCAAGACAGGATCTCCGCCGTGGAGACGGCGCTGCGGGCGGCGTGTACGGAGGCGCGGGCACAGGGGCTCGTGCTGGTGCGGGAGTCCACGGGCGTGACGATCGCCGGCGTGTTCGTCGGCTGCTGCGCGTGGACCGCGCTCGGGCTCACCGCGGCCGAGGGCGCTGAGCCGATCGACCTCGACGCGCCCGAGTACGACGCCATCGAGCACGGCTGGGATGGCGAGCGGGCTGCCGCCAAGAGCGCCGACCTGCCGATGCCGTGGTTCGACCTCGGCGCGAGGCTGGCGGCGGAGTTTCAGCCGGTGGCGGCGAGAGAGCTGGAGGTGATGTGACATGCTGATTGCGAAGGCACTGCTAGGTGTGTGCGTTGGCGTTGCCGGCATCTACACGATCCGATCTCACGACGACTGGCTCAACGCGCGCCCTCGGGCTCTGATGGTGCTCCTGGGCGCGGTCTTGCTTGGCATGTTCGCGGCGCCGGATCTTGTCATTGGCCGGTGATGCTCGCGAAGAATCGACGCCGATTGCTTCTCTCCCAAACCCGCATCACAATAGACACTAATGCTTCCAACCGGCCGCCGCGTCACTCACCACGACATCACTCCAGAGCTGGAGGTCGAGCTGGTGCTACGGTGCCAGGCTGGCGATACCGCGGCGGGTGGCATCCTGGTCACCGCGAACGAGCCGATGATCTACAAGTTCGTGCGCCGCTACTTCGGCAAGGGTGTCCGCACCGAGGACATCATGCAGGCGGCCCGGCTCGGGTTCTACAGGGGCATCATGCGGTTCGACCCGTCCGAGGGAGTGCGGCTCACCACCTACGCGCTCTACTGGGCGAGGAACGAGGCGATCGGCACGCTCCAGGCCGAAGGCCCAACGATTCGGGTCCCGCAGCATGTGCATGACGCCGTGTACCAGGCGGCGCGAGCGGGCGAGGAGCTGGACGGGAAGCGTGCGGAGGCGGCGAGCCTGCTGCGCACGCCGAGTCTCGATGCGCCCGTCGGGCGAGACGGCTCCACCCGGGGCAGCCTGACGGTGAGCTTGGCGCCGAGCCCAGAGACACTGCTCGCGGACGGCCAGTCCAGGGCGCGCAGCAAGGAGCTCATCGAGCGGGCGCTCACCTGGCTCAACACGCAGGAGCGCGAGATCATCGAGCGCCACCTACTCGCGGAGGAGATCGAGAGCTACGAGGCCATCGGAGAGTCGTTCGGCTTCACCAAGCAACGCGCCCAGCAGATCTTGGAGAGCGCCATGCCGAAGCTCGAGCGCGCGATCCGCCGCATCGCGCAGCCCGACGACGCCGTGCTCTGGGGCGGCGAGCTTCCGGCGGGGCCGATGCGGAGGCGGGCGCCGGTGCCTGAGCCGAGGCGGACACCGGAGACGCCGTGCGCGAAGGCGGTGCGCCCGCTGCGGCCGGCGAGGAAGGCTGTGGCTGCGGAGCGCCTGTGACCCGCGTCGTCATCATCGGCGCCCGCGCGCACCGGGCCCTGGCCCAGGTGTGGCAGCGGGTCCGCGAGCGCGCGCCGGAGGGCATCCACGTCGTGTCAGGCGGCGCCGACGGGGTGGACACCGTGGCCGAGCTCGCCGCGAGGCAGTGCGGCCTCGGCGTGACGGTCCACCATGCGCAGTGGGAACGCGCCGACGGCTCGCGGGACATGGGCGCGGGGCTGCGGCGGAACGGCGACATCGTGGCGGACTGCGACGAGGTCGAGGCGTTTCCCTGGCCAGGCTGCCGCGGCACGTGGGACACCATCAGGAAGGCCCAGGCGGCCGGGAAGCCGGTGCGGATCCACGAGCCGGACGAGACGAGACAGGCGCTGCTCGTGTTCTCGGCGCGGGTCTCGTTCGCTGGCAAGGGACGCCTGCAGATCACCCGCCGCGGCGACGACTGCGACCCGGTGGGGCTGCCGTTCGCGCCATCGGAGGCGCTGCTCGACCGGGCGCTGGCGGCGCGCGGGCAGGCCGAGAAGCTCCGGGATGCCGCTGCGGAGCTCCGCGGGCGCCAGCTCGACCTCGGCGAGACGCGGAGCGATGTGGAGGCTCGCGAATGCAGGGCGGCCGCGCTCGCGGAGGAGGCCGAGCAGATCGAGGTCGACCTCTGGAATTTCTACAGGCCCCGGTTCTTGGCCGAGGCCAGGGTCAGCTACGGACTCGCCCGCGGCACGCCGGCA